GGCGTTGGTGACGTCGATGCTGGCGGAATTGAAGGCCAGGGTGCGGGCTTTCAGCCCGGCCACGGCGGTGAAGCTTTCGGGATCGCCGCCGTCGCCGATCTTGAGCAGAAGGTCGCGGCCGCGTTGCGCTGTCATGGGAGTCCTCATAAGCTGTCATCCCGGCCAGCGCGGAGCGCGCGAGCCGGGATCCATGGCGGGATTGGCACGATCGTAGGAATGGGTCCCGTGTCTGCGGCGCACCGTTTCACGCTGCGCCGCGCACGGGATGACAATTTGCGCTTTAAAAACGGACTCCGCGATACGGCGCCAGCAGGGCGAGCGCGCTGTCCGGGTTCGGCGTGGCCTCGCCGCCGCGATGCTCATAGAGCGCGCCCACGATTTGCAGGATCGCCTGGGCGATCGCGGGCGGCACGGCGGCGGCATCGCCATAGCCGGCGGTGAAGGCGATGGCGGCGGCGTTCGTGGCGCGCAAATCCGGCGGCGCCGCGTTCAACAGCAGGCGCGAACCGGCGAGGTCGGCGGCATAGTCGCCGCTGTCCAGCACCGTGGCGCCGCCGTCCGGCGCATACAGCGTCACCGCCGTCACGGCCTGGAGCGGCGGCAGCGGAATCCCGATCACCGGGGCCGCGCGGTCCAGCCACAGCGTCCAGCCTTGCGTGACGAAGGCGCGGCCGGTGTGCCATTCCGCCCGTGCCCGCGCCGCCGCGATCAGGCCCGCGATCAGATCGTCTTCGTCGCTGCCGCTTTCGACGCGCAGCCAGGCTTTTGCTTGTGCCAGCGTCACCGGCTCTTGCGCCGGCGGCGTGTTCAATTGCAGGGACATGCGTGTCTCATGGGAAAGAAAAGCCCCGGCGAGGGAGGGGAGGACATCGCCGGGGCCGCCCGCAACCACTCAAGTCACCTCCCCCGCGTGCGCGCAAGCGCACGCGCATTGGGGAAGGTGGCCGTAGCAGCGCTTGCGATGCGAAGGCCGGAGGGGGGTAACCAGAAGTTCGCCGCGTCTTAAGACGCGGCGAATTTCATCAGCTTGATGGCCTCGAAATTCTGCACCCCGCCGCCGACGCGCTTGGTGGTGTAGAACAGCACATAGGGCTTGGCGCTGTAGGGATCGCGCAGCACCTTGACGCCGATGCGATCGACGATCAGGTAGCCGCGGGCGAAATCGCCGAAGGCGATGGAAAGGCTGTTCGAGGCGATGTCCGGCATGTCCTCCACCTCGGTGACGGGATAGCCGAAGATGGTGGCGGGCTGGCCGGCCGCCGTGCCGGGCTGCCAGATGTAGTTGCCGCTGCCGTCCTTGAACTTGCGCACCGCGCTTTCGGTCTTGCGGTTCATCACCCAGCGCCCATTGGCGCGATAGGCCTGTTTGGGCGCATAGGCCAGGTTCAGCAGCGCATCGGCGGGGCCGTCGTCATCGGCAAGGAAGGCGCCGTCGGCGCCCGAGGCGACATAGCCCAGATTGCCCCAGCTCCAGCCCGCGTCGGCGACATTGGTGTATTTGAGGAAGCCCTTGGGCTGGCCGCTGCCGGTGCCGTTCACGAAGGCGGCGCCTTCCTGCTCGGCGAAGACGGTCTGCACTTCCTCCGCCAGCCATTGCTCGATGTCCACCTGGCTGTCGTCCAGCAGGGTCTGGGTGGCGGCGGGCATGGCGTAAAGCTCCATCGCCGGGAAATCCAGCGCCGCCAGCGTCGGCGTGGTGGTGGGCGAGGAAATGGCGTCGGTCTCGCCGGTCCAGCCCGACGCCGCGCCGGCGGTGACGATGGGCTTGCGATACGTGCCGCCGCCGATCTGGCGCACCGTGGCCAGGCCGCGGATGGGCGAGGCCTTGGCCAGGACGCGGTCGATGGTGCGCTCGATCTCCAGCGGCACGGTATAGCCGCCGTCGCCATTGCTGCCCTCGCTCATCGCCTTGGTCTCGAGCAGGCCGGTAGTGGCGCCGGCGCGGACATAGGCGTCGAAGGCGTGCTTCTTCTCGCGCGCCGCCGGATCGGCGGCCTTGCGCTCGCCCGCCAGGGCCGGGCGCGCCGCGTCCAGCAGCAGGGCGTCGAGATGGCGCTGCTGGCCTTCCAGCGCCTTGCCGATGCGGTCCACCTTTTCGTCCAGCAGCACGTCGGCGGAGCGCTTCTCCAGCCCCTTCAGCCGCTCGTCATTGCCCTGCTTGAAGGCCTCGAAGCCGGCGAGGAACTCCTCGAAGGCTTTCTTCACTTCCAGGCTGTTCTCGTTGCCGAGTGTCTTGGTTTCCAATTCCATGCTCGTCTCCTTGGTGAAATGGTTCAGGCCGATGCCCGCAGGGCCGCTCCGGCGTCGCGGAAGGTGTCGGCCAGGCCGTGGCGCGCGCCGACGGCCGTGACCTGCGATCCCGCCAGCAGCGGGAATGTCACGATCGAGATTTCCAGCAGATCGACCTGCAGCAGGAGGCGCCCGCCCTGCTGGCGGCTGGCCCGCACGGTGCGAAAGCCGATCGACAGGCCGTTGAGCGCGCCATCGGCCAGCAGGGCGCGCACGTCGCGCGCCTGGCCGACCTCGCAGGAAAGCCGTCCGCGCACATACAGGCCGCGCCCGTCCTCGGCGACCTTTTCCCAGACGCCGATGGGGCAGTGGGCGAAATGCTGGTACAGCATCCGCACCGCGCCGGGCCCACGCCGCCGCAGGCTGGCGGCGAAGGCGCCCGGCGCCACCATGTCGCCGGCGCCGTCGCGCACCTCGAACAGCGAGGCATAGCCCTCGAACTGGTCGGCGCCGAGCGGCGTCAGCCCGGCAAAGCTATTGCGGCGCGCCAGCGGACGCCGCGCGTAACTCACATGGACTGTCATTGGGTCACTTCGATATTGGATGTCATCCCGGGCGCGCCGCAGCACAAAGTGATGCGGCGCAGACCTTGGACCCATTGCGGCACTCACACAGGCGGCCGGATGGATCCCGGATCGCGCCTGCGGCGCGTCCGGGATGACAGATGAGTTTTCAGCGCGCCGTCTCGCCGCGATCCAGTTTCGTCTCGATGCGGTCCACGCTTTCCTTGATGGCGCGGACCTGTTCGGCCACCACCGCCACCTCGGCGATGGTGGCGCGGTCGGCCGCGACCGTGCGCTCCAGCGTGGCGATGCGCTCGGCCGCCGAGCCGGCCCAGAACAGCGCCCCCGCCGTCTGCAACAAAAAAGCCGCCACAAGGGCGGCCGGAAGCGACCGGCGGGGCCGGTCCTGGAACTGCTCGATCACTGTCATCAACCGCTCACATCGGCGCCGTCATGCGCCATCGCATAGGGAACGAAGGCATGCGCCGAGAGCCGCTTCAGCGCGCGCTCCAGCACATCCTTCACCGCGCTGCGCGCGCGGGCCGCCGCCAGCTCCGGCGTGTTCAGCAACACCATGGCGGCCTGCATGCCCGCCGGCCCCGGCAGCCCCAGGAACAGCGGCATGCCGCGGGCGGCGGCGTCCGCGACGAAATCCTGGAACCAGGGCTGGCGCACCGTCTTCAGCGGATTGTCCGTCAGCATCAGGCTGATGCCGGTCTTGCCGGCGAATTGCGGCGGCACGCTGTCGCTGTCCAGGGTGGCGAAGACGCCGCAACGGTCGGGCCGCCAATCGTCCGGGATCCGTTTCGTGCGCCGCCAGGCGCAGAAGAAGCGGCGGCACACATCCGGGCGCCGCTCATAGACGGCGCAGCCGCCGCGCGAATGCCGGCAGACCGCGCCGGAAGGCTTGGCCAGTTCGGGACTGTCGACCACCGGGACGACACAACACAGATTGCAGGTGCCGCATGCGCGCCCGGGAACCAGTTCCTCCATCCCCGCAGAGTACGAACCCCGTTCGGGCGCGAACACCGAAAGCGCGCGGCGCTTTCATTAAAGATCGGAAAAGTTTTCGCCGTTCACCGCATCGGTTCACAGCGTGTCGCCGCCCGGAACCGGCGAATAGCCCGCCGCCGCCCGCTTCTCGTTGAGGGTAAGAAAATCCGCCGCGTTCAGCTTTTCCCACACCGCTTCGCGGGCCGTGGCCAGCGCCTCCACCGCATCGGCGTCGAAGTCCAGCCGCAGGTCGTCGCCGAAGCGCGGGCAGAGCCAGTGGGTGAGGGCGGCGGCGCTGCGCCCCACCAGCGGCAGCACGGTCTGGCGCCAGAAATTCAGATTGGCTTCCGCGTAATTGGCATAGGTGTTGTCGCCGGGAATGCCCAGCAGCATCGGCGGCACGCCGAAGGCCAGCGCGATCTCGCGCGCCGCCGCCGCGCGGGTCTCGGCGAAATCCATCTCGGCCGGCGCCAGGCTCATCGCTTTCCAGTCCAGCCCGCCTTCCAGCACCATGGGACGGCCGGCATTGGCGCTGCCCTGATAGGCGTCTTCCAGTTCGCGCTTCAGCCGGCCGAACTGGTCCTCGCTCAGGCCGCCGCCGTCCGGCCCCTTGTAAATAAGTGCGCCCGAGGGGCGGGCGGCATTGTCCAGCAAGGCCTTGGCCCAGGCCGCGCCCTGATTGTGGACTTCGACCGCCGTGCCCGCCACGGCCAGCGGCGACAGCCCGTAATAATCGTCCAGCGGATGGAACAGGCCCAGATGCAGCACCGGCAGGAAGCCGCCGGCGTCGCGGGCGATGCGGCTGGCGCGGCCATCGACGGTATAATCGTAAGCCGCCGGCCAGCCGCGCGCCCCCGGCACCACCTGCATGCGGTCGGGCCGCAGCACATGCAGTTCGCGCGGGCGTCCCTCCAGCATCACCGCTTCGAGATAGGCGTTGCCGGCGCTTTGCAGGAAAGCGTACCAGCGCTCGAACAGGCTGGCGCCGTCTTCCTGGGGATTGGGCCGCGCCAGCAAGGCCAGCAGCGGATGGCTTTCCAGTTCGCGCGCGCCTTCATACAGCAGCCAGGGCACCGACGCCGCCGCCGTCGCGATCTTGCGGACGCAGGCATAGGCGATGGCGTTGCGCATCACGCCGCTGCGGGCCAGGGCGGCGGTATCGCGCCCGCCCCAGCGGGCCGTGGCCCCCAGGCTGAGCGCCAAAAGCCCGCCGCCGGCGCCGGATTTGCGCTCCAGCTTGACCTCCGGCGCGCCGCCGGCCTTCCGAAAAAACTCGAACATGCCGTTCATTCCTTGCAAAGACGTTCCGCGCTATCCTGGCCGGCGACGAAAGAGTCGCCCCCAGGCAGAGATCAGGGCAGAGATGAAGACCGCCGCCACCAAGATGACCGCGCCCCGGTTCGAATATGTGCTGGGCGCCGCCGCCAATACCGACGCCGGCGCCGTCACGCTCACTTTCCTGGGCGCCGACCGGAAGAAATACGCCGTCGAACTGTCGGCCCATTGCGCCGGCCTGGCCATCGCCGCGGCCAGCGCGTATCTCGGCCGCGTCCAGGCGGCCCTGCCGCCGGACGCCAAGACGCCGGTGCAGCCCGTCACGGTGGCGGGCGTGCGCACCCAGATGCGCGACAATGGCAATGCCGGGCTGATGATCGTGCTGGAAAGCGGCGCCGAACTGCCGCTGGAATTCCAGCGCGACGATCTGGTCAAGCTCTC